TTACAATCTAGTTTATATTTAACAGCAAAGACTGCTGAAGCAATAAGCTTAAGAATATCAGATGTTATTGAGTATTCACCAACCAGAGACGCATTCATATCTAGTATAGGAAGATTTAACGTAGCAACACTTGATGATATAAAAGACATGCATCTGCATGACTTTGGTATTTTCATCGAGTTGTCACCTGATGAAGAAGAGAAAGCAATGCTGGAAAACAATATTCAGCAAGCGTTATCTAAAGATCAGATATACTTAGAGGATGCAATTGATATTAGAGAAATAAAAAATATCAAGTTAGCTAATCAATTAATAAAAGTCCGCAGACGTAAGAAACAAGAATTAGATAGAGAGACACAACAAGCGAATATTCAAGCTCAGGCAGATGCAAATTCTCAAAACACTCAAGTTGCTGCACAAATGGAAATTCAAAAGAATGAAGCTATAACAGGTCAGAAAGCACAGCTTATTCAAATTGAATTAGATCTTGAAATGCAAAAAATGCAACAAGAAAAAGAGTTTAAGAAAGAACTTATGAAATACGAGTTTGATCTTAATATGGCTCTTAAAGATAAAGAAGGTGAAGCTTTTAATAATAAAGAAAAATATAAAGAAGATAGAAAAGACGAAAGAACTAGAATACAAGCTTCGCAACAATCTCAACTAATAGAACAGCGCAAAGATAAAAAAGGCGAACAAACATTTGAATCTGCCGGTAATGACACCATGGGTAGTGGATTCAACTTAGAGGCTTTTGAGCCAAGATAGTAACACCCACAATTAATTTTATAATATTTTATCATGTCAGAAGAAACAAATCAAGAAGAAACAGTACAGGAAGTAGTGGAAGATCAAACTGCTCCTGCTCAAGAAACACAAGAAGAAGCTCCTAGCAATGTTAGTGTTGATGAAGATGGCACTATAAAGCTAGACTTAAGACAGCAACCAGAAACACAAGAAGAAGATGCCATTCAAGAGCAAGAAACAACAAGCGTGGATGTGGGCGAACGAACCACAGATAGCGAAGAAGTGGACGAAGAAGTACGGCCCGATAACGATGAAAGTCCAATCGTCGAGCTCGTACAAGAAGAACAAGTAGAAGAGGAACCTACTAGCTTAGCAGATAAGATAAAAGATATTCCTAATAAGCTTAAAGAAGAAGAGGAAGATGTAAATAGTAATAGAGAGCTTCCTGACAATATAGACAAGCTAGTAAGCTTTCTAGAAGAGACCGGCGGTACCGTTGAAGACTATGTAAATCTTAACAAAGATTACAGTGAAATGAATGACACTGAGTTGTTACGCGAATACTACCGGAAAACAAAACCTCATTTAGCACCAGACGAAGTTGAATTTTTAATAGAAGACAATTTCGCTTATGATGAAGAGGTGGATGATGAGCGTGATATAAAACGCAAAAAACTTGCATTCAAGGAATCAATAGCTGAAGCAAAATCGAGTCTTACCAATTTAAAGGATAAATATTACAGAGATCTTAAGTTAAGTTCAAAGTTAAATCCCGAACAGAAAGAAGCGGTTGAGTTTTACAATGATTATAAAACGAATCAAACATCTAAGCAAGAACAAAGATCTGTATTTGAACAAAGAACGAATGAGTTATTTTCTACTGATTTCAAAGGTTTTGAATATAAAGTAGGCGATTCAAATTATAGATTTAACGTTAAAGATGTAGATAAAGTAAAAGGATCTCAATCTGACATAAACACGTTGGTTAGCAAATTTGTTAATGATAACAACGAAATGACGGATGCTAAGGGATATCACAAAGCTTTGTTTACAGCTATGAACTCAGATGCTATAGCTAATCACTTCTATGAACAAGGAAAAGCTGATGCGGTTAAAAGCCAAATGAAGAATTCCAAAAACATAGACATGGACCCTAGGGGATCTCATGAAAAAGTAACAGCTACTAGTGGTCTAAAAGTAAGAGCAATTAGCGGTGATGATGCGAGTCGTTTAAAATTTAAAATTAAAAATTAACACTAATTAACATTTAAAAATGGGATTATTTGAAACAGGTGGATCGTTTCCCGCGGGATTAACACCATCACCAACTAAAAGTTTGTTTGGAACAAACTATCTAACATTCGACTCTGGTTCTGGAGGAGGAACTTTTGCTCAACAATTTTTACCAGACGTATACGAAAAGGAAGTTGAAAGATACGGAAATCGTTCTGTATCGTCTTTCTTACGTATGGTAGGTGCTGAAATTCCTTCTGCGTCAGATCAAGTTATCTGGTCAGAACAAGGAAGATTACACATTGCTTATGACAATGCAGCTGCAAACACTGCTACAGGAGTAATTACAGAAAATGGACACGCTGTACGCGTTGGACAAACTGTAGCTATTGCTGAAGGGTTAGCGACTGTTAAAGGTGTTGTAAGTGCTGTAACAACAAACACTTTCACTGTATTAGCTTATGCTGGAGCAACATTAGATGCTGCTGGACTTTCTACAGGTACTGCGGTAGCTGTAAAAGTATTTGTATATGGTTCTGAATTTAAGAAAGGAACTAATGGAATGGAAGGATCTGTAGATGCTGGTTTCCAACAGTTTAGCAATTCTCCAATCATCATCAAAGATAAGTATTCAATTTCAGGTTCTGACGCTGCTCAAATCGGGTGGGTTGAAGTAACTACTGAAAATGGAGCTGGAGGATACCTATGGTACTTAAAGTCTGAGCACGAAACTCGTTTACGTTTTGAAGACTACTTAGAAATGTCTATGGTAGAAGGTGAACTAGCTGCTACAGGTTCTGGAGCAATTGGTGCTAGCTACAAAGGTACTGAAGGTCTTTTTGCTGCTATTGAATCAAGAGGAAATATTTATCAAAACTTCAATTCAGGTGAAGCTACTTTAGCAGATGCTGGAGCAAACAGATCTGCAATGCAAGATTTTGATGAAATTCTTAAGAATCTTGACAAGCAAGGAGCTATTGAGGAAAACATGCTTTTCTTAAATCGTACAACTGCGCTTGCTTTTGATGATATGCTAGGAGCTGTTAATGCTCACTATAATGGTGGATCTTCTTTCGGAGTATTCAACAACAGTGAGGATATGGCACTTAACTTAGGATTTAGTGGTTTCCGCAGAGGTTCTTATGACTTCTACAAAACTGACTGGAAATACTTAAATGATGCTGCTACACGTGGTCTTACTTCTGATATTGATGGTGTACTTGTACCAGCTGGTACTTCTACTGTATACGATCAGCAGTTAGGTAAGAACATTAAGCGTCCTTTCTTGCATGTACGTTACCGTGCATCTGAAGCAGATGATAGAAAAATGAAATCTTGGATCACTGGATCTGTAGGTGGAGTTTACACAACTGACAAGGATGAAATGAACGTACACTTCTTGTCTGAAAGATGTTTATGTGTACAAGGAGCGAACAACTTTACTTTGTTTAAGTCTGTTACTCAATCATAATTACTAATGTAAAGAATGGGGCGCTTAACGGCGTCCCTACCTTTACTTTTTACAAATTTTATTATATTATATCATGGCAAAAAAAGAAAGCCGAGGCAATAGTTGAAGATATGCCTCAACAAGAAATAACTCCTGTAGCAGCAGCTCCAGTTGAAGTTAAAAAACCAAAAGACTCGTGGGAAATCAAAGATCGCACATATGTCTTAACTGGTGATAAGTCTCCAATAACATATACGTTAGCGTCTAGACATCATTCAAAAAACCCTTTAATGTGGTGGGATGAAAGTAAGAATGAAGAAAGAGAATTGAGGTATGCCTCTAATCAGAGGTCTCCTTTTAGAGACGAACAGAGTGGTTATTCAACATTAAGCCACATTGTGTTTAGAGATGGAACTTTATTTGTTCCAAAGTCTAAGCAATCATTACAAAAACTATTATCGCTATATCATCCACAAAATAATTTGACTTACTATGAACTTGACAACATAGCTGAAGCAAAGGATGAATTAGCTGATATTGAGCTTGAAATCGAAGCATTAAACTTAGCAAGAGATTTAGATATTGATCATGCTGAAGCGGTTTTAAGAGTAGAACAAGGTTCTGGAGTGTCTAAAATGACATCATCTGAAATTAAAAGAGATTTATTATTATTCTCAAGAAGAGATCCGGAATTATTCATTAGTTTAGTTAATGACGAAAATGTTCAATTAAGAAACTTTGGTATTAAAGCAGCTGAAGCAGGTATAATAAGTCTGTCAGGTGATCAAAGAAGTTTTCATTGGGCTAGTAATAATAAAAAGTTAATGTCAATTCCTTTTGATGAAAATCCATATTCTGCATTTGCAGCATATTTAAAAACAGATGAAGGTGTTGAAATTTACAAATCAATAGAAAAGAAAATTAAGTAATCATCTATAGTGGTATGGCCATCTTATAGGTGGCCTTACTCCTATAAACAAAAAAAATATGGTTAGCATAGATACAGTATATCAAAGAGTACTAGCTATTCTTAACAAAGAGAATAGAGGTTACATTACTCCTCAAGAGTTTAATCTTATGGCTAATCAAAGTCAATTAGAAATATTTGAACAATATTTTTATGATTTAAATCAATTTACAAGAGCTGGTTCTAATAGCTCAGAATACGCAAACATTATAAACAACATTGAAGATAAAATAAGTCTACTTGAAACAACAGTTAATGTTGTTACAGACGAATTATCTCACGTTACTCCTGAGGATTTATATAGGATAGGATCTATTACTCTTGGGAACATAGAAGTTGGTTATGTTAGTGAAAAAGAATTAAAAGAAATAAGTGCATCACCCTTGACTGCGCCTACGGAAACCTATCCGGTTTACACTAAAAAAGGAACTTCTATATTTACATTCCCTTTTTTAAGCTCAATAAGTATAAACTACGTTAAAATTCCTAAAACAGTAGAGTGGGCTTATACCGAAATAAACAACACAGCTTTATATGATTCATCTAATTCAACAAATTTTGAGTTGCATGAATCCGACGAAACTAATTTAGTTTTAAAAATACTTTCTTACGCTGGAGTTTCAATTAAGCAAACTGATATAACACAAGTAATTGAAGGTGTCAGCAACAAAAAAATAAATCAAGAAAAATCATAATAAATGGCTCTTTTAACAAACACTCCACAAGAATATTATGATAGCCAAGACAAAGGCAATTATAAATTTATAACATTACCTGATATTATTTCAAACTTTATTGTGGGATATACAGGTGAAGAAAGAATTATAAAGAAGGCTAAAAGAACAGACGTTGCATTGTACGCACAAAGAGCTATTCAAGAATTAAATTATGACACTTTAAAGTCGGCAAAATCACAAGAGCTTGAAATACCGCCA